CGGCCTGGGTTATTCCTTACAGGAGTTTGGCGACCTCTCCGGCATAGTCTTTAACACCCAAACCGGCAACCTGGTATGCGGCCACCAGCGCGTAAAAGCCTTGCAGGAGCAATACGGCAACGCCGCTATAATTAACAACACCATAAAAGCCAACGGCCATGCCTTTCCCATACGCCTGGTAGATTGGCCCTACCAAAAAGAGCTTGCCGCCAACATAGCCGCCAACTCCCCCACCATACAGGGAGACTTTACCGAGGAGCTAAACGCCCTTTTAGAAGAAATACATATAGACAACCCCGACCTTTACGACACCCTCCACTTTGGAGACCTGGAATTAGAAACCGAACCCGAAGAATACCACGGCCAAACCGACCCCGACGTTGCAAGCCTGGTGAGCTATGGCAACTTGGGCGGCATAAACTGCTATGTGGTGATGCAACAAGCGAAGGCGATGTAAAACGATTACTGGACGGCAAAAAAGCGGATATGGTTTTTACTGATGCGCCTTATGATATATCATCGGAAATGATAAAGGCAATTGTGCTGATATTAGATTCCTTCACCAACAAAAACATCTTTATCATGTTAATAGACAGCGCCTGCGTTGAGTTAATTCGTAACTGTAAATGGCATTTAAGATCAATGCACTTTTGTAAAATATCTTTTGCTCTACCTGCTGGTGAATACTTTTACCGGAGGCATATTCCTATCTTGCATTTCTCAAAGGGTAAAATAGACTTTATAAACACACATGAAGGGCTATCCTCAGTTTATGATTTGAATAAATACCGCGGCACCAGCGAGGAAGCCCAATACAATAAACACGCCAAGCCTGTTGATCTACCGGAAAGATTTATCAAATCGTTTAAATGCAGCAAAGTTTTGGATTTATTCGGCGGGTATGGCAGCACGTTGATTGCCAGTGAAAAACAAGGTAAGGATTGTTTTATCGTTGAAATTCTGCCGCGTAATTGCGACATGATTATCCAACGCTACGAAAACTTTACAGGAGAGCAAGCTGAACTGCTTGCGGCGCCGGAGGTTGAACATGCTTAGAAACTTCTGGCATTTGCCGCCATATTGTTTTTGTGCCGTTTTCTTCAATCAGCTCTGTGCCGCGTTCGGTTTGAAAATTCGCCGATTGTTTAAAAAAGAAAGGTATGCCAACGGAAACGCATTGATCGCGGATGCCCCGCGCCCAGGCGTGATCCATCGGGCGGTAACCGGGGCCGCTCTCCCCTCCTACTATCGCCCAGGCAATATCATCAAGATTGATTTCCCCCAGATCCTCAAGAAGCGGTTCAAAAGAAATCCACTTGAGTTTTGCCGGGCATTCTCTAAGCAAATCAATTCGTTGCAGGGCTTTCTTATTCTCCACCGATGTTCCCATCCAGATATGGTCCGCCCAGCCGTACTCCCATTCAGCAGCCAATCCCGGGCGCTTCGTGAGTACCTGGAAAACGTGCTGCGGAAGATTGTTCATAATATCAAAAATTCGTTTGCGGTAATCTTCCGGGATAACCGGGTGGAAAAGATCGCTCATAGAGTTAACAAAAATAAACGAGGGCGCTTTCAGCTTGTAGGGTTCTTTCAGTTTGTGCTCTTTCAAGAGCACGTTATCAGCCACGTTTGGTTTTGTCCAGGGTTTTTTGGTAAAACCCTTTTGGAGGGAGATTCTTTCCGCGTAACAATTACGGCACCCTTCGGAAACACGACTGCAACCATGCACCGGGTTCCAGGTATGCTTGGTCCAGCTAATAATGGATTGATTCATAACTACCTCCGTTTTTTATTAATGTACTCATTAATTTTAACCGTGTCAAGTCAAATAAAAACCATAGGTTACGGCGTTTTTTTGTTGTTTGATGTTTTTTATAAGTCATTTATAAACAATAAGTTACATATACATATAATTAACTACCAGTATTTTAAAAATACAGTTAAGTATATTATTAACAACAACTTACGCAAAATTAGTTTGGGGGTATGTTTATATGCCTTAGATGGTGATCGTCGATTGTACGGCGTTTAAACGCCATATATTTTTTTAAGTAAGTCGATAATTTATAATAATTTATAACAAATTAACAATTTTTAGCGCCTAAAAGATCAATATGAACCTCGCCACCTACAGCCAGCAAATCTACACCAACGCTTTTAACTCCGGGTTACGGCCCGATGAAAACCTGCTGGTTTCCGAGTGGAGCGACCGTTACCGGGTGCTTACCACTACCAGCGCCGAGCCCGGTTTGTGGCGCACATCCCGCGTTCCGTTCCTGCGCCAGATAATGGATTGTCTCAGCCCCAAGCATCCCGCCCAAAAAGTGGTATTCCAAAAAGGCAGCCAGATTGCCGCAACCGAGGGCGGCAACAACTGGATTGGCTGCGTAATGGATATAGCCCCCGGCCCCATGATGATGGTGCTCCCCAACGACCGCCTGTGCGAACGCGCCTCCAAGCTCCGTATCACGCCGATGATTAACAATTGCGAAAAACTGCGCCGCAAAATCCGCGATAGCGAAAACAAAGACCAGACTTCCACCATTCTCACAAAGGAATTCCCCGGCGGTTTTTTGCTGATGGTTTCCGCCAAGTCATCTACCAACCTGCGCATGATGCCCTGCCGCTATATTTTCCTGGATGAAGTGGATGGCTACCCGCCCGATGTCAGGGGCGAGGGCGACCCCGTCGAACTCGCCATTGCCCGTACCCGTACTTTCTCAAGCCGCAAAAAAATTTATATGCCTTCAAGCCCTACAATCAAAAACCATTCACGGATTGAGAGGGAATTCTTGCAGACGGATCAAAATTATTATTACGTGCCCTGCCCGCACTGCCGGCATAAACAGCAATTGGTATTCGACAATCTCAAATACGAAAAGGATGCTAAGAACAAAGTAAGCGAAGTGTATTACCTCTGCGAATCCTGCGGCGCGGCCATCGAAGAGCACCACAAAACCGCCATGCTGGAAAACGGCGAATGGCGGCCCGCTAATCCCAACGCCGATACGAAGGTGGTCGGTTTCCACCTCAATTCCCTATACTCCCCGGTGGGCTGGCTGACCTGGCACGAGATCGCCCAGCAGTGGGTAGAGGCCCAAAATGACATTGACAAACTGAAAGTATTTGTCAACACCATATTGGGCAAAACCTGGGAAGTGCGCGGGGAGGCCCCCGCCTGGGAATCCATATACAGGCGCCGGGAAAAATATAAAATCGGAACCATTCCCCTGGGCGGGTTATTCCTCACCGCCGGGGCGGATGTGCAAAAAGACCGCATCGAAATTGAAGTCGTGGCCTGGGGCCGGGAAAAACAAAGCTGGTCCGTAGATTACCATGTGATTATGGGCGACACCTCCACTCTGGAGCCCTGGAACCAACTCGACCAATACCTTGAGTATCAATTCCCCCATGAATGCGGCCTGGCCCTTTCCATTCTCCGCCTGGGGGTGGATAGCGGCTACAATACCCAGGATGTGTACGGATATTGCCGCAAATATCATGACACCCTGCGGGTGATGGCCACCAAAGGCCAGGAGAGTTTGCAAACCGCCCTGGGGCAGCCCCGCGCCGTGGAGCTTAGTCTTGGCGGTAAAAAGATGGCCCGGGCCTTAAAGCTCTGGCTGCTGGGCACATCGATTTTAAAATCCGAGCTATACCGCAACCTCCGCCAGGAGGCCCCGCTGAACGAGGGCGAGCCCTACCCTTACGGCTACTGCCATTTCCCGGAATACGGGGAGGAATATTTCAAGCAATTGACCGCGGAGGAATTAGTGCCCATCGAAAACAAGCGCGGTTATGTGCATTCCGAATGGCAAAAAAAGCGCGAGCGTAACGAGGCCCTCGACTGCCGGGTTATTGCCCGGGCCATGGCTACCAGCCTGGGATATGACCGCATGGGCGAAAAACAATTTGAAATTCTGGAAAAGCAACTTGGCGTGCAACCGATCCCGGTTTCCTCTACCGCTGTTCCCGCCGGAAACGGCCCCGCAGCCGCAACCGCCATCCGCCGCCGCCAAATAAGATCAAAAGGATTACTTAATTAACTTTTTACTTTTTACTTCTAACTTTTTACTTGCTTATGGCAGCCTGGACCTTAGAAACAGCGCAAGAAAAACTCGCCACCTGGATGGCCGCAGATGACGCCCTGGCATCCGCCCAAAGCTACGAGATAGACCTGGGGGGGAACCGCCGCCGCCTCACCCGCGCTGACGCCGCTGAAATCCAGGATAAAATTAAATTCTGGCGCAAAGAAGTGGAGCGCCTTAGTAGCGGCCAGGGCGGGAATGGGCCCAAAGTGCGCTATGTAAACCCGGTGTAAAACGTAAGGGCGATGCAATGCGGTTATGGATTTTACTTGATACAAACGCCTGTAAAGCCTTGCATCGCCCCTGCTGAGAAATGGAAAAAAGATGCCTGAAATCTGGAGCGTTAAACAATATCGAGATTACCTCGACGGAAAAGGAAAACCGCATCGTAATACGGTTGCCCTTTCCGCTACCGACCCTCAACCGGGTAATGGCCATGAGCTTAAAGGAGCGAATGCGTTTAAAGCTCTTGACGCACCGGCTGATATTCAGATTATTAGTCGAAGAAAACGGCTGTGCGATACCGACGCACCCGTACTCAAGTGGGTTCTCGACGGAATTGTTGATACGGGAATACTTGCAGATGATACGCCCGAATTCATCAACCGCATTACCTTTGAGCGCCCGGAAATCGCCCAAACGGAAGAAACGGAAATTATTATAACATGGTAATTCCGTAGAGACGCCCCGGCGGGGCGTCTCTATACAACGCAACGCAATGCGTTTAACACGGATGTTCTTATGAACAAATTAGACCAGATCATCAATTATCTCTCCCCGCAATGGCAATTCAAGCGGGAATTCGCCCGCAACCGTTCCCGGCTGATGTCCGCTATTACCGAAAGCGGATTGACCCCCGCTTATGACGGGGCCAGCAAAACCAAACGCGGCTTAAAGTCCTGGATACCCCAGTCCCTTAGCGCCAACGTGGAAAACAGCAGCGAATTGCCGACCCTTACTGCCCGCAGCCGGGATCTCTACCGTAACGATACCTTAGCCCGCAGCGCCATCACTACCAGCGTGACCAACGTTATCGGCTCCGGTTTGCGCTTAAAGCCTACCATCGATGCCGAATTTTTGGGAATGAGCGACGAAGAAGCGGATGCCTGGGAACGCATCACCGAACGGGAATTCAAACTTTGGTGCCGCAAGGAAAACTGCGACGCCGAAGCCAAACTCACCTTTTACGGCCTCCAGGAATTGGCCTTCCTTTCCGTGCTGCAAAGCGGGGATGTATTCGCCACCCTGCCCTTTATCGAGCGCCCCGGCTCCCCGTACGGGCTTAAGGTGCAAATGATCGAAGCCGACCGGGTATGCAATAGAGGCTTTGCAATAGATTCCGAAACCCTTTCCGGCGGTGTGGAAACCGACAGCAACGGAACCCCCGTCAACTACCATATTCTCAAAAGCCACCCCAACGGCTTCAACCCGGTTTATGATTGGCGCATCGTGCCGGCCCGGGGGCGGCAGACCGGGCGCGTTAATGTCATCCACCTTTTCAAGGTGGAGCGGGTGGGGCAAAACCGCGGCGTTCCTTTTCTGGCCCCGGTCATCGAAGATTTAAACCTTTTAAAACGCTACGGCCAGGCGGAATTGATGGCGGCTTTGGTGAGCGGCCTCTTTACCGTATTCATCGAAACCGAAAGCGGGCAGCAACTGGAAACCTTTGTACAGGATGAGACGCAGGCAGAGGGAGAGATAAACCTGGGAAGCGGCGCAATTGTGGATTTGGCGGCGGGGGAAAAAGTAAACGCCGTTAACCCCATGCGCCCCAACCCGGAATTCGACGCCTTTATGGTTGCCGTCACCCGCCGCATCGGGGCCGCCCTGGAAATACCGTACGAACTGCTTATAAAAAATTTTATGGCCAGCTACTCGGCCAGCCGTGCCGCCTTGCTGGAAGCCTGGAAGTTTTTCAAAACCCGCCGGCTATGGCTGGCGGATAACTTTTGCCAGCCCGTTTATGAGGAGTGGATGCGCGAAGCCATTTATACCGAACGCATTTCCGCCCCCGGTTTTTTGGATGATCCCGCCATCCGGGAAGCC